GGTAATATTTGTTCAACAACTTGTAGTGCATCATCTTGCAGTTTTGACATTACATTTAATTGAAATCCAATATTATATGGAACTGGAAGATAAACTTTTTTTAAATTATTTCCATCTGATGCTTTAAATGTTTGAGTAATATTTGCCTTTCTAGTAGCATCATATTGAATAGATGTCATTTCAAAAGACATTCTCGGTAATGTCATGGCAATTGGTTTATTTAATTCAGGTTGCTGCTGCAATCTTGCAAGAAACTTTTGAATCGGACCATATGCTAAAGCAACTTTCATTTCACTGATACTATCACCAGAAGAATCTTTATGTCTTATATAAATGTCATTAAAAACTGTGCCAAATGCGGTGACAGTTCTTCTTATAATTTCGTGATAGTAATATGTTCCAAGCATTAGAATGTACCAAATGGATTTGACTCAGAAAAATCTACAATGCCTTCGGCAGCATTTTCAATTTCTACATTTTCACTATATTTATCATATTGATCCCATGTGTCGTATGATTGGACTGAATAAATTGCACTCGAAGCAGCACCAACAAGCAATTCTCCAGGATAAAACTCTTTTGTTGCTGCATTATCTACAAAAGATACTTTAAGAACCTTAGTATTAAAATCCCAAGACTTAACACGGCCACGAGTTCCGGAGATAGAACCAAATACTTCTTCATTAAAAATATAAGTTCCAATTCCAGAAAGAACTGGAGGTGGTGCAATTGTAACTGTGGGAGCAACCGTATATCCTGCTCCAGGATTTGCAATTCTTAAAGATGAGATTGTTTGTCCAGATCCAACTATTGAGATTGCAGTTGCTGTTTCTCCAGATCCTATGGGATTACTGATGGATACTAAAGGTGAAACTATATAACCGCTTCCAAAATTTACCATTGTAAATGTTGAAATACCACTTTGAATGGTTTCAATAGAACATGTTGCAGCAGCTCCAATTCCATTACCACTAGATATTGTAATATTTGGTGCAATAGTATATCCTGCCCCTGCACAGGTTAAAATAATAGATTCAACAGAACGAACTCCCCCTCTACTAGTTGTAATTGCCACTGCGGCCGCATTAATTCCCCCCGAAGGTGCTGCTCCAATGGTAACTATTGGTGTAGAAGTATACCCATATCCATCATTATTTAAGAATATTTCCCTAACATATCCGGTTGCTAAAGTAGCAGTTGCTGATGCTGTAGATCCTGTTCCAATAAGTTGCAATGTAGTAATATAACCTTCATCTTTAATTTGACTATCAATTTCATCAATCGTAGTATCAATAACTTCATCCTCATACTCAAATAATTCACATTTTAATTCATACATATAAAGTTTTCCTAACTGATAAAAATTAACTTCATGCTCAACAAACTTAACCTCAAAAAGTCTTTGTCCCAATGGAAAATAAACTAAATCACCCTCTCTTGGTCTTGAGGCAAGAATAATTTCATCATTATCAGATGCTTCTAAAAATGGAGATATAAAGTCTTCAAATCTTTCTTTTGAAATTACTAAACTTAATTCATCTTTTAAATTGACACCAAACTTTGAAAGAATATCTCCCTGCCCACTATACCCATCATAATTATTAATATATGCTTCAATTGCATAATTATCATCAAACTTTGAAGATTGTATTTCTCTAATAATAGTTTGTTTCCTTACAAATTTTCTAGGAATGTATATTACATCAACTCCATAAATTTTTAACTGCTCATTAATTAAATCTTGTACAAGTCTTTGTTCTCCCGGAGAACCTTGTAAAAAAAAGGGATTGAGTGCCATTATTATCCAATAAAATCGTAAGGTGGAAGTTCATAATCCATAGACATTCTTTGCATTATGTCTGATATTTCTTTTTCAGCGTCCTCATAAATTTCTCTACCATTTAATTCAATTCCACCAGGAAGTTTAACTCCTCTAAATTTAATTAAATTTTGTCCCCATTGTCTCTTTATTAAGGCAGTTAAATATCTTTTTAAAAAACTATCGTTATAAACTTTAGTAAAATCGTTAGGATCTAAAATTCTATAACAATCTATGATGATAAAAGTATCTTTACTTTGGGCATTCCAATCAATATCAAGATACATTCTATTTTGCCTTTTATTAAATCTAATTTGCTTATCAGTTGTTAATAAAAAGTCAATATCTTCTAGATATGTTTTAACCATTGCATATTGTAAAAGTTCAACAGAGTTAAAATAATATAAATCATTTAAGAATAGTTGATACTTAATGCTAAACATTCCTCCAGAAATAGAACTAGTATCAAATTTAAAGACCTTTTCTATTCCAATTACAGAATCTGGCACTTGAATAAAATTTGAAGATTCGTAAAAATTAAAACTAGTTGTACCAATCCCACTAATATTCGCTGTTCCTGTTGTAGTTACAATACCCACACCATTTGTTCCTTTTGCTCTTCCCCTATTAATATCTTCTTCTGTAAATTTATATTTCAGATACATTCTTTCAACACCATCAAAATGTCTCTCTTGAAAATATTGTAAAGCATCATCCACTAGATCATCTATTTGATCATCATCAACGTTGATTTCTAGAACAGGAGCTCCTAATCTTCTCAAACAATAATCTATTAGTTGCTGTCTACTTGCGGGTTTTGCCATTAGTAAGTGCCTCCGTCTATAGCATTTGACCAAGTGGGAATACCACTATCATTAGTTGTAAATATGTAATTTGTAAAATTAATTCCACTTCCCGGACTGACTGTGGAAAGAAGTAAACCAGTATTATTAAAATATGGTATTCCGTTTGTGGAATATGTGCCAACATACACACTACCAGACATTGTTACAATGCCGGTAATTATTGCGTTTCTTGCTAGTAATTCATCAATTACTAAATCATCACGCACATATAAATCGCCACCAATATAAACATCACTTCCAAAAGTAGATAATCCTACAAAAGTAGAGAACCCAGTTACATTTAAATTATTAACAGTGGCAATGCCGGTTGCATTTAAATTGAATAGTGTAGTAATTCCAGTTATCCTACCATTTCTGGCAGTAAACTCGTCAAATACTAGATCGTCTCCAACTGTAAGATCACCATCAATATAAACATCATTTTTAAAAGTACTTACACCAACAAATGTAGAAATACCACTTACGTGAAGTTCTCTTATCGATCCAATGCCACCAATAACATTTTCTGCAGTAACTGCTCTACCACCTGCTGAACCAGAAATACTAGAAACAATTTTTACCGCATTTTGTTGTCCAACTCTAACTTTAATATCGGACATTAGCGAGTAACTCCCTCTGTTACGAGAACCATTCCCTCAATTACTCTGTTTTTAACCCCAAATTCATCTTCAATCACAACATCATAAACATATCTTCCTGGTTTCAAATCTGTAGTTTGTGTAGAATTTAATCGTAATAAAATTTGCCCAATAGTTGGTGGCAACTCAATCGTAGCAGTAAATGATGTTGAAGTAGAACTTCCTGCCCATTTTCTCATTTGAGCAGATACGGTATATCCGGTTAAATTAAAAGCAGAGCTTGTGTCAGTTCCTTCTAAAGTAAATGATTGGCTGAAATCTGCCCCAGAATTTACGATTAAATTATTTACATATACTGCAGCCATTTATTCTTTTAAGCTCTACTTTTTATTTATATTTGAACTGAACCTAAAGATTTAATGACTTCTTGTTGCTTTAAATATAATTTACAATATAACTTTGAAAAGTTTTTAAGTTGCTCATAGTCCATTTCATCAATAAATCTTGAATGTTTTTCATATTCAAATAATTTATCGATGCTATCAAGAGTAATTTCATTTGGATCCATTTACTATCTCCCTCAATAAAGATTTAATTTCATCTATATCTTGTTTAATTTTATTCAATTCATCTTTTTGCGTCTCTCGATTGTTTAAACTATTTACATATTGATTGTAAGAAATACTGTCACAATTTAAAATAGCTCCAGAATGCTCATCACGATATAGATTTGGGTGCCCTTTAACTGGTATCATCATCGAATAGCAATACTCCTTAAATCTTTGAATCTAGGTGGATATGCCTGATTTGTGGATGACATCACAATTTTAATTGTAAATCCACTAAATTGCCCTAGATTATTTGCAGAAAACTCATATTCTAGGAATTGATTTGTATTACTTGCAGGAACAAAAATGTCAGGAAGTCCACTATTATTTGCTGGGTCAATAACATCTGGATATCCATCGTTATTATTATCTATAGTTAAATTATCATATCCAGGAAATAGTTCAAATGATTGCTCAACTTCACTAGAATCTGCTCTTATCAAACTATAAAGAACTCTAAAATCTGCAGAAAAATGTCTATAAGCAGATAGAATTACCTTAAGTGAATTTGCTGGTTGAGACAATCTTACTGTATTTGAAATGTAAATAGCAGCGTGTGGGTCATCTAAAATGGAGTTAACTCTACCGTCCTGTTGATAATTAGTTATTGGGGAATTAATTCTATTGCTATGAAAATCGGTAAATGATGTGTCTAAGAATATTTGAGGAGAAACGTATTTGTTAGTCGATGTTAATGTTAAAGCCGTAGTAAATGATTTATTTCTAGGTAGAGTAGTTAAGAAGGTATCTTCATTTACCTTAGACGCTACAATTCTAGAAGATGAGAGAGTATTCAAAGAATTGATTTGAATGTCTTCATATCCCAAATCTTGGAATGAAACTTCATCACCACTAATACTTGTGCCACTAACTGTTCTAATTTTAGCAGATAATGAAGTCGCTGAAGTTGGAGTTGCTGCGTCATAGAATGGAATTATGGCATCATATTGGATATTTTCTGACGCAAATACTTTAGATCCTCCAGAAGTTATTTCCGATGCAAATGATAATTGTGGGTATCCAGTAGGTGTATTATCACTACTTCTGTTTACCCCATTAGATGACCTATCAATTTCAATATAATAATTATCGATATCTAATCCAGTATCACTAATATCGTGAGTCGTATTAATTCTTTGTAGAGATACTCCATTAAATTCATACTTGTATACTGGAACATTGACCGAGTGTGGTAGAGCAAGTGTTGAAGATTGTCCTCTAGTTATGGTCTCTAAAGTTCCAGAACCAATACTTTCATATTTAATAATTTCATTTTCAATAATCGCATATCCTGGATTTGTTCCATTTACTATATTGCCTTCAAAAACTGCAAAGTTTGAAGTGCTTGCAACTGAAATGGATGTAGAAGATGCTGTAATTGATTGTGATAGGGTTGTTGGTGCTGTATTAGGTATAACACCACTAATTGCAACTTTGTTATTTGCAGCATACATTCCGTGATTGAAATGATTTACTTTGACAAAGTTGCCACTATAAATTGACCCAACAGATGTTGAATTAGTAATATATGTGTTTCCTAAAGAAACTGAGTTGTTAGAAGAATCAAAATAAACTAGGTTTGCGGTTCCATCTGAAGTAAACGATTCTCCCTGCACATTACTTAAATATAGTGTATCAATACCACCATTATTTCCAGTAATTGTAATCCTAGCATCTCTACCACTATTACTTGAAACTGAAGAGGTTACAATACCCACAACATCACCAACTGCATATCCATTACCTGGACTTACAATTGAAGCGGCAGTAATCGCTCCAGCAGAAGCTGTTATATTTAATGTAAGACCAGATCCGCTTCCAATGATATTGTAAGTCGAAACACTAGTGTCCGATACATAGTTAGAACCTGCTGTGGTAACTCCAACGGAAGAAACTGAGCATCCGGTGCCTACAATATATCCATAATTATATGTTTTTGTACTTTCACTAATTTTTCTACCAGTAGTTAGAATTCCCACCATCGTAGAATTTGTTGCAGTTGTAATACCAACACTTACTTTTCTTGAGAAAACTGTTAGAGGATTATTCTGAAGATTTGGAATATATCCATTACTTTCATTAAGTGTAGGGTTATAGAAAAACGCAGTGGATGGGGTATTTGTGACAAAGTTTGCCCTATAAAGAGTAAACTTCATATCTTGGTATTGGTCTGCAGTCCAAATAGATCCATTTTGAGATTTAAATAAACTTCCCATAGCAAATTGTTGTGTATATACAACTGCTTCAGAATCTGGAAGATTTCTGGACTGAATTGTTTTCTTGCCCATTTCTGCAATGAAAACTTCATATTCGACACTTTCTGGTGCCAATAATACGATAGCGTATTCAAGACCAGGAGCAAGATAAATTGGATAATCAAATACTGCTTTTGTTACTGCAGATGCATCATCTGAAATTTGAATCTGATCTGGTCTTAAAGTAACTGAATTTCCAATCACAATTGTTGTTGGAGTACCTAACTCAACAGTTCTGACTTCAACGGTAAGTGGATTATTTCCACTATCTTTTTTATAGAAATATAAATCAACTTCTGTTAAGAATCCACCATCTTGATCGACCGTAAAAGTTTGAGCAAGGGGATCTTTTCCACCTCCCCTATCCTGTTGAGGAAATTGAGTTTGTTCGAAGTTTGTTGTAACTCTTGTTATGTTTGTAGTAGTTAGACGGGTATTAGTTACTGTTGTTGTGTTTGTAATTGTTGTTTCATATAATTCTAAAGTTCCATCTGAAATATAATTAGTTTCAGCAGAAGAAATTGTAGTGCTTCCAGCAACAGCAACCTCGTTTGTTGGACTTGATGTAATTTTATATGTCTTAGTACCTGTGTTAATCTTTACATCTGGTGCTGGATTTGTATTTGGGTCTCTGATGAAGAAAGAACCAATTAAATCACCATAGTTATCAGATATTAATCTGAGATCTTTTACATATGCTACAGCACCACTTGATTGCCCAACAAGTTTAGCACCTCTTACTAAGTATCCAGAATAAAGACCTTGAGCTTCCTCTGATATTGAATAGGTATCAAGATTTAGAACCTTTGAAGAAGCACTGTATGCATCTGGAATTGACTCAGTTCTAGAATATGGATTTGTTGTAAACTTAGATGTTGGAGAGTTAAAAGGACCAATCTTGTGAGATGGCATTGCCACTCTAAATGTAATTATTTTATTGTTTTGGTTGTCATATCCAATAATGGTTTCTCCAATAGTAAACGCAGATGAAGCTCCATAATTTTCTAATGACTCACTATTAGCAATTTCAATAAGTTTTGGAATAAAGTCTACGGATCCATTTCCGTCTAAAAACTGATAGTATCTAGTATATGGTTTCAAACTGGTAATCGAAAACTCAGTATTTCTAGATCTCATATACTCTTCAGCACGTGCTTCTACTAGTCTTGTAGAACTAGTGCTTCTGACAGAAGAACTACTGGTTTCGCTTACAGTCTGAGAGAATTCAGTTGAAATGTCAGTTCTGCTTGCGTCAGCACCATTATCAACTCTAACTGTTCTTTCTCCTAAAACAGTATTATCTCTCTCAACTAAAACAAAATCAGTAACAGATATTGTCTTATTTGGTAGTTGTATTGTTCTAACCCAGTTGTCTCTGTCGGGAGATAACTTAATCGATCCTTTATATGAAATTACGTGGAATGGATTAACGTTTTCAACTTGTGTTGCTAATGGTTGATCAATCCATTTTTCCGATGCATATTTGAGAGTTACGGTGCTTCCTGTTTTTTGTACGTTTGAATCTATTAACGCATAATTAGTTGATAGATCTATTTCCTCATCTGTTGTATTGAGTGCTGGAGCAAGATAATTTTTAAGACTATTTCGAGAAATAATGGGTCTCATTTCCTGCAATTCGGGATCTATTTCAAGAAGTGAGAAATTTAAATTAACTCTTTCATAATTTTTAAAGTCATCTACAAAAAATCCAGTTTTGAATCTGTTAAATCCTTGAGAATCTTGCACTTGCAATGTTTGAGTACTTAATTCTAAAAGAGATAATGAAGTTATTCTTTCAAGATTTTTAACTCTATTTTCAATGAGACCAATGTCTCTCATTGTATATCTTCTATTATCTACAAGGGATAATGTTGCACTTTTTGGTGTGTAGAGATATGGTGGAAGATTAATCGTTGCAATCTCCATTACATCATCAATTTTTATTGGAGATTTTGGATTAGACGATGAATTTCCTTGAACATATACAAATTCCCCATT